GGATAACTCTTGCATTAGAAAATTTGCCATTCTTTTTACAGCCTGGTTGTAAAGCTTTAAATAAAGGTAGTATTGAATTTAGTAATAACTCAAAGATAATAGCTTCAGCAACAAGCGGTAGTTCTATTAGGGGTTTGTCAATTAACTTATTATTTTTAGATGAGTTTGCTTTTGTAGAAAATGATGCACAGTTTTATACTTCTACATATCCTGTAGTATCAGCTGGTAAAGATACTCAGATTGTTATTACATCTACAGCAAATGGTATCGGTAATGTATATCATAAACTATGGGAAGGTGCCGTACAAAAAACAAATGATTTTAAACCATTTAGAGTTGATTGGTGGGATGTACCAGGAAGAGATGATGAATGGAAAAGACAAACTGTATCGAACACTTCAGAGTTGCAATTTGAACAAGAGTTTGGTAATACCTTTCATGGAAGAGGTAATACATTAATAGATGCAAATCATTTATTATCACAAATAAGTGTTGAGCCAGAATTTATAAAAGAAAATTTATTTATATATCATCAACCTATAAAAGAACATGAATATGTAATGTGTGTTGATGTATCTAAAGGACGTAATCAAGACTATAGTACATTTTCTGTAATAGATGTAAGTGTTCAACCTTTTGAGCAAGTTGCAGTATTTAGAGATAATAATATATCTCCGATGTTATTACCAGATATTATATACAAATACGCAAATTATTATAATATGGCATATGTCGTAATTGAAAGTAATGACCAAGGTGGAGTAGTGTGTAATGGTTTATATTATGATTTAGAATATGAAAATATGTTTGTTGAATCAAGTATTAAAGCAAATGCTCTTGGTGCTACAATGACTAAGCGAGTTAAAAGAATCGGATGTTCAAGTATAAAAGACTTAATAGAACAAAAGAAATTAAAAATAAACGATGCTCAAACAATAGTTGAAATGAGTACATTTGTAAGTAGAGGAAGTAGCTTTATGGCAATTGCGCCAAATCATGATGACCTAATGATGAACTTAGTATTGTTTGCATGGTTTACAACAACAGATGTATTTCAATCTTTAACTAATATTGATATGAAAGATATGTTATATAAAGAACGATTAAAAGCAATACAAGATGATATGTTACCTTTCGGTTATGTTGAAAGTGGAAACTATGAAACAGATAAATATAGTAAAGACCCAGATGGTAATATATGGTTCGAGCAGGAGTGGACTGGAAATGCAAAAATTTAGCGATTTTAAAGTAGAAACAAACAGAACAGTTTTAAAAGAAGAAGAGAAAACATATCGATTCGTATATCTATGGTATGATGACCCGGAAGACCCTGACGACCCAGAAGCAACTGCAGATGACTTTATAAAGGAAGGAGAAAAGTTAGGTCTTAAAGCTTTTAAAGTAGACGTACAAGGTGCTTATTCTGATTTAGAAAATGGTGTAAGGTATATCTATGATGGTATTGCAGAGAAAGAAAGAAAGTTTAAAATTGATGATAATACAATTGTATTTGTAAGAGCACCTGTTACAAAAAGAAAATCATGGTCAGACTTTTTAACTCAATTAGAAAGAGCTGGAGTGGTATGTGTAAATACCCGTGCGTGTATGGAAATTACATCAGACAAATATAGAACAAGTTTATATCTAGCTGAAGCAGAACTAAATCAACCTAAAACTGTTTTAATACATCATCCAGAAAAAGCAATAGATGCTATGGAAAGATTAGGTGGCAAATATCCAGTTATTCTTAAGACACTTACAGGTTCATTAGGTATTGGTGTTATTAAAGTAGATTCAGAAAGTGCATTACATTCTACTGTACAATTAATGTATAAACTAGACCCTAATATGGGTGTGTTATTACAAACAATGATAAATGATTTTACATTTGATATTCGTGCACATGTTATCGGTGGTAAGTTTCATGGTGCAATAAAAAGACCACAGGTTGCAAAAGATTTTAGAACAAACGTATCATTAGGGTCAAAGCCAGCACCAATAGAATTAACTGATTTAGAGATACAACATGTAGAAAAAGCTGCTAAAGCTGTTGATGGATTATGGGTAGGTGTAGATATATTCCCATCAAAAGATAGAAATAAAATACCACCAATGTTTATTGAAATTAATTCAACACCAGGTACTAAAGGTTATCGTAAAGCAACGGGGGAAAATTTACCTAAAAAAGTTTTAGAACAGTTTAAAAATAGAGATTATTGGCTTAAACCACATACATATAAATCAATGTTTGAAGATAAAGTTCAAGCAGATGATATGGTTTTTGAAGGAGACCTTGTTAAATGGTCTAGAAATGGTATAGATTATGTTCATGAGGTCATAGATATATCAAATAGTAATAATCCAGTTATAGAATTTAATTCACAAGAAGTAGAGTTAATTCGATAGAAAACATTTTATTATAAATAATAGTATTGAATATTCGTATTATGAAACATATTAACTAACTCAAAAATAGAGGAAAAAGCGATGGCATTTCAAGTATCACCAGGCGTTCAGGTTCAAGAAATCGACGCCACGAATGTAGTCCCAGCAGTATCAACCAGCATTGGTGGATTTGCAGGTGCATTCAACTGGGGTCCTGTTGACGAAATTATAACTGTCAGTTCTGAAAATGAACTAGCAGCAAAATTTGGTGCACCAGACGATTCCACAGCTAAGCACTTTTTAGTAGCAGCATCTTTCTTAAAGTATGGTAATGCTCTTAAAGTGGTTCGAGTAGCATCAGGTCACGAAAACGCGACTTCAGATGGTTCCGGACAGCTGATAAAAAATGATGAAGATTATGATAATTCTAGTTTGAGTGTTGGTAGCTGGATTGCAAAACATCCAGGTGTATTAGGTAATAGTGTAAAAGTAGGTTTGATTACTGCTAATGTTTCTAACTTTGCAACAATCGAATATATGACAGGCAAATTATGGTCTAGCTTATTCGATTCTGCTCCAGGAACATCTGAGTATGCATCAAATCTAGGTAAAACTTCTGCTAACGACGAGTTACACATTGTCGTTATAGATGAAGACGGTGCTATTACTGGCGAAGTTGGAACAGTCTTAGAAACATTTTCATATGTTTCACAGGCTTCAGATGCTAAAAAATCTGATGGTTCATCTAATTACTACAAAGATGTTATTAATCAACAATCTGCGTATATATATTGGGCGGGTCATGACACTGACTTAACAGATGCAGGTGAAACTGTATCAGCTAATACTACATTTGTTACTAGCACAACAGCTAAAACGAGTTCACTTTCAGGTGGCTCAGACGATAACGCTCCTACAACTGGAGAAATTGCATTAGGTTTCGACCTTTTAGAAGATTCTGAAACCGAAGATGTTAATTTACTTTTTGCTGCTCCTGACGCTAATGGCGAAGAAGCAATTGCAGAAGATTTAATATCAATTGCAGGTTCAAGAAAAGATTGTATGGCATTTGTATCACCTCCAATTGAAGATACAGTAGGTAGTTCAACACCAGCGACAGATGTGAAAACATTTGCAGATGGTTTAACTTCATCTTCTTATGCTTCATGTGATTCAACAGCTCTTTATGTATATGACAAATATAACGATGTATACAGATGGATTGGAGCTGCAGGTCACCAAGCAGGATTATGTGCTAACACCGATAACGTGGCAGATGCATGGTTCTCACCAGCAGGTGTAAACAGAGGTCAACTTTTAGGAGTAACCAAGTTAGCGTTTAACCCTAAGAAAGCTGATAGAGATACACTTTATAAAGCAAGAGTAAATCCAATAGTATCATTACCTGGACAAGGTACAATATTATTTGGTGATAAAACTTTATTAAGTAGACCTTCATCATTCGACAGAATTAACGTACGTAGACTATTCATCACATTGGAAAAAGCAATTAGTACAGCTGCTAAGGCACAACTATTTGAATTCAATGATGAATTTACAAGAGCACAGTTCAGAAACTTAGTTGAACCGTTCTTAAGAGACGTAAAAGGAAGACGTGGACTTACAGACTTTTTAGTAGTTTGTGATAACACTAACAATACACAAGCGGTAGTAGATGGTAATAAATTTGTAGCAGACATTTTTGTCAAGCCTGCAAGGTCTATTAACTTTATTACATTGAGCTTCGTAGCAACAAGGTCCGGAGTAGAATTCTCCGAGATTTCAGGTTCATAGGAGATAACACATGGCAATTTTAGGCGTAGATGATTTTAAATCTAAATTAGTAGGTGGTGGCGCAAGGTCCAACCTGTTTAAAGTAACTATGAATTATCCAAGTTACGCACAAGGTGATGTAGAACTTACATCATTCATGTGTAAAACAGCTCAAATGCCTGCATCAATTATAGCACCTATCCCTGTATTATTCAGAGGTAGAACACTGCAAATAGCTGGTGACAGAACATTTGACCCTTGGACAATTACTGTAATCAATGACGTTGGTTTCGAAGTAAGAAACGCAATGGAACGTTGGATGAATGGTATTAATAATAATAACGAAAATACAGGATTATCAAATCCTACTGACTATCAAGCTGATGCAATTGTTGAGCAATTGAACAAAGGCGGAGAAGTTACTAAGAGATATGACTTTAGAGGTCTATTTCCAACTAACATTTCTGAGATAGAAGTAAGTTATGATTCAGAAAATACCATCGAAGAGTTCACTGTTGAATTCCAAGTACAATACTGGGAATCTGACACTACTTCTTAGGTATATAAATAATATTAGAGGAGGGGCAATGGTCCCTCCAATAATATGAGGTAAAACATGGCAGAATTTTTTGGATTCGAAATCAATAGGAAAAGTACAAAAGGTAAAGAATTACCTTCATTTGTACCAAAAACTGATGAAGACGGCTCAGGTGTTATTAAAGCTGGCGGTCACTTTGGCGCGTACATTGATATGGACGGTGACAAGGTCAAGAATGAAGTTGATTTAATATTAAAGTATAGAGACATTGCATCACAACCAGAATGCGATGCTGCAATTGAAGATATTATAAATGAATCGATTGTAGGTGACCATGATGAGTCACCAGTAAATCTAGTTCTTGATGAATTAGAGATATCAGACAAATTAAAAGAATCAGTAAAAAATGAGTTCGATGAAGTATTAAAGCTATTAAACTTTAATGCTTATGCACATGATATATATCGTAAATGGTACATTGATGGTAGATTACCATATCATATCATTATCGATAATAGCTCTCCTAAAAAAGGTATAAAAGAGTTAAGGTATATTGACCCAACTAAACTTAGAAAAGTAAAAGAGGTTGAGGAAAAGCAAGACCCTAAAACAGGTGCAAAAATAATAGAAAAAGTTGATGAGTTCTTTTTGTTTCAAGATAAAACAATGAATGGAGCAGAACAGGGATTAAAAATATATCCAGATGCAATAGCATATTGTACATCAGGTGTAATGGACCCAGGCAGAAAAAGAATCTTATCTTACTTACATAAGGCATTAAAGCCAGTGAATCAACTTAGAATGATGGAAGATTCATTGGTAATATACAGAATATCACGTGCCCCAGAACGTAGGATATTTTATATTGACGTTGGTAACTTACCAAAAGGTAAGGCTGAAGAATACCTAAGAGGTATTATGAATCAATATAGAAACAAATTGGTATATGATGCTAATACTGGTGATATCAAAGACGATAGAAAACATATGAGTATGTTGGAAGATTTCTTCTTACCACGTAGAGAAGGTGGAAGAGGAACTGAAATCACTACGCTACCAGGCGGCGAAAACTTAGGACAAATAGATGATATAGTATACTTCCAAAAGAAACTATATAAATCATTAAATGTTCCAGTTAACAGATTAGAACAAGAAGCTCAATTTAGTCTTGGAAGAACAACCGAGATTACAAGAGATGAAGTAAAGTTTAAGAAGTTTATAGACAGATTAAGAAAAAGATTTTCTGATTTGTTTATGCAATTACTTAAAACACAACTCTTACTAAAAGGTATTATAACCGAAGCTGATTGGAAAGAATGGAAAGAAAGTATTGCTTTTAATTTTATAGAAGACAACTATTTTTCTGAGCTAAAACAATCAGAGATGTTAAGAGAAAGGTTTGATATGTTAAGTTCTCTAGATGAATATGTAGGGAAATATATATCTAACGAATGGATACGTAAGAATGTATTACGTCAAACTGATGATGAAATTGAAGAAATTCAAAAACAAATCGACCAGGAAACTAAAGATGGTGAAAATGATGCACCAGATGGAGATGACCCACGTTGGGACGACTAATGGGACATAAGTTTTTATAAATATATAAACAAAGGAATTAAAAATGACAGATGTAAATGAATTGATAGCTAACTTAAATGATGGTAATAACGTAGCAGCTAGTAAACAGTTTAATACTATTATGGCTGATAAAATGACCGCAGCTCTTGATGCAAAGAAAATAGAAATTGCGTCAGGAATGGTTCAGCGTAAAGCTGAAGAAAAACTAACAGAGGAATAAATCCGTGCTATCATTTGTAGAATTAAGAGAGAAAGTAAAGCTTAAAGGTGGCGAAAAAGAAGTCAAATCCTATAAAGCTGGTAAGAAAAAAGACAAAGAAATTGTTATCTCTAAAAAAGGTTCTAAATATGCAGTGTATGTTGATAGTGAGTTATTAGATAACGACTATAAAAACGAAAAAGAAGCACAAAAGGCAGCAGATGATATGCTTAAATTACTAGGTATCTAAATGAAATTAATTACAGAATACGTAGAACAAAATATAGAAACGATTTGTGAACAAAAGAAAGATGGTTCTAAGGACTATTATATCGAAGGTGTGTTCATGCAATCGAATAAAAAGAACAGAAATGGTAGAATATACGAAAAGAAAACTATGGAGAAAGCCGTAGAAAAGTATATTACCGAACAAGTTAAAACAGGAAGAGCTGTTGGAGAGTTAAATCATCCAGAAGGACCAACAGTAAATCTTGATAAAGTTTCACACAAAATCACAGACCTCCATTGGCAGGGAAATGATGTTGTAGGAAAGGCATCAATCTTAAAAACCCCTATGGGAAAAATAGTCGAAGGACTACTCGAGGGCGGAGTTAAGCTTGGTGTTTCAAGTCGTGGTATGGGAAGTCTCGTTCAGAAGAACGGAGTCAGTTATGTGGGAGATGACTTTATGTTATCTACTGTAGATATTGTTCAAGACCCAAGTGCTCCAAGTGCATTCGTAAATGGAGTTATGGAAGGTGTTGAATGGGTATGGGACAACGGACTCATTCGTCAACGAGATATTGAAGAAATTGAGACTGAAATTAAAAGCGCTCCTCGTGCTAATTTACGAGAAGCTGAAATAAGAGCTTTTAAAAATTTCCTCTCTAAATTAAATCTAAAATCATAGGAGACTATTATGTCAGACGACGTTTTAAATAACGCTGAAGAAGTAGTAGAGACTGTTGAAGCTGAGCAAGAGCTCGTAGAAAATGAAGAAATTTTAGACGAGGAAACTCTTGAAGAAGCTAAAAATGATGACGAAGAAGTAAAAGAGATGGAAGATGAAGACGAAGAGGAAGTGAAAGAAGAAGCTCCTCAAGTTGAAATTCCAAAAACTAAAGCTGGCGTCATTCAGGCTGCAGTCGATATGCTTAAGAAAGCAAACGCAACTGAAGCAAAAAAACTTTACGCACAATTAGTCAAAGTTGACGGTGTTGAGCCAGAATTGAAAACATCTAAAGATGCTGAAAACAAAGTATCTAAAATGCCTGAACCAAAAGCGAAAGCTAAGGTTGAAGCAATTGATTTCGATGAAGACTTAAACGCAATCATCAAAGAAGAGGCTACATTGTCTGAAGGATTCCGTGGAAAAGCTGGTGCAATATTCGAAGCTGTACTTACAAGTAAGTTAAGCGAAGAAGTTGAAAGGCTTGAAGCAGAATATGCTCAAAATTTAGAAGAAGAGGTAACTGAACTTCAATCTTCACTAGTAGAAAAGGTAGATTCATATCTTAACTATGTAGTCGAAGGATGGATGTCAGATAACGAATTAGCAGTTACTAACGGTCTTAGGACTGAAATTGCTGAAGACTTTATGACTTCACTTCAATCAGTGTTCACAGAACACTACATAGAAGTACCTGAAGGTAAGGATGACTTAGTTGACGAACTCAACGAACAAGTTACTGAACTAGAAGATACTTTAAATAAAACCACAGAAGATAATATCAAATTACATAATTCAATTCAAAAATTTGAAAAGAATGAAGTAGTAAGAGAACAATCTTCAGGGCTTGCAGAAACTGAAGCTGAGAAACTAGCATCATTAGTAGAAGATATAGAATTCGATAACAAAGAATCTTTCGAAATGAAAGTAAAAACTGTTAAAGAATCTTACTTCCAAAATGATTCAGTTGAATCAGTGGATGAGGTAGATAGCTTATTAGGAGAAGGAACTGTTGACGTTGACGTTTCTGATACTATGGCTAAATACTCACAAGCTATAACTAATTTCACTAAATAAATAGGGGAAAACATAAAAATGTTTAACGCAGATAAAAACTTAATGGAAAAATGGGGACCGGTTCTAGAACACGAATCAGCTCCAGCTATCCAAGACAACTACAAGAAAGCTGTTACAGCTAGATTGTTAGAAAACCAAGAGGTTGCCCTACAAGAAGAAAGAGCTCAAGCACAAGGAAATTATATTTCTGAAGCTGCAGCTGCCAATAATATTGGTGGTGGAAGTATTGGTTCATTTGACCCAGTATTAATCTCTTTAGTTCGTAGAGCTATGCCTAACTTAATTGCTTATGATATCGCTGGCGTTCAGCCAATGAGTGGACCTACTGGTCTTATCTTTGCAATGAAATCAAAATACTCAACTCAGGGTGGAACAGAGGCTTTATTTAATGAAGCTGATACTGACTTCTCCGGAACAGGTACGCATCAAGCTGAACCAACAGGTTTAGGTGGCGTTGCTGACGGCGACAGTGATGGTACTATTGCAGACGAAGCTGACACTGTGTCAACATTCGGTTCTGGTTTAGCTACTTCAGCTGCAGAAAGACTTGGAGTTGGCGAAAGTGGTGATGGTGCATTCGGTGAGATGGCTTTCTCAATCGAAAAATCAACTGTTACAGCTAAGTCAAGAGCTCTAAAAGCTGAGTACACAATGGAATTAGCACAAGACCTTAAAGCAGTTCATGGATTGGACGCTGAAGGCGAACTTGCTAACATCCTATCAGCAGAAATTCTTGCTGAAATTAACAGAGAAGTTGTAAGAACAATTTTAAACAAAGCTAAAATTGGCGCACTTCAAACTTCAACTGCACTAAGTGGTGTATTTGATGTAAACACAGACTCAGACGGTAGATGGATGGTTGAAAGATTTAAAGGTCTAATCATGCAAATCGAAAGAGAATGTAATGTTATTGCTAAAGAAACAAGAAGAGGAAAAGGTAACTTTATTATCTGTTCTTCAGACGTTGCTTCAGCTTTAGCAGCTGCTGGAATGTTGGATTATACTCCTGCTCTAGCAACTAACTTAAATGTTGATGACACAGGTAATACTTTTGCTGGTGTTCTTAACGGAAGAGTTAAAGTCTACATCGACCCATATGCTACTGTTGATTTTGTATGTGTAGGTTATAGAGGAACTAACCCGTATGACGCAGGTATGTTCTACTGTCCTTACGTACCATTAACAATGGTTAAAGCAGTTGGTGAGAATGACTTCCAACCAAGAATGGGATTCAAAACAAGATACGGCATGGTTGCAAATCCATTCGTAGCTGCTGACGGCACTGGCACAGACAGAGCTAATCAGTACTTTAGAATCTTCAGAGTTGACGACATTATGGTGTAAACCGTAGTTAGTTAAATCTAATTCTTTAAAGGGACTTTTCGGAGTCCCTTTTTTTATGTGTATAAATAATAATATCCAATAAAGGATAGACATACACACACACAGGAGGATATTATGTCAAATACAAAATCAGGGTTCGAAATTAGAGCCGACTTACTATGTCAAGCACAAGGCTTACTAACAGATAATTATCAAAGAGAGGTAGATGCTATCTATGCTCATAACGATAGTTTTCCAAATGATAAAAAACCTTTACCTTTAAGAGAAATCACCGGTGAAGAAGTTATTAGAACAGCAAGACAGCTTAATGAGTTTGTAACTGAAAAGTAAACATAACGGGGTCTAACTGGCCCCACAACTTTTATAAATAGATATATGGGAACAGTAACTTCAAATAAAAATTTCTTAAGTCCAGTAGGATTTCAGTTTAAAATTAATAGTAACAATTATGGCAATTTAGAATATTTTGCTGTTGGTGCTACATTGCCTGGACTAAATTTAGTTGCTGTTGATACTCCATATCGTGGAGTAAATTTATCTTTTACAGGTGATAGGCTTACATTTGAAGACTTATCATTACGTATCAATATAACAGAAAATTTAGATAATTATATTGAAACATTTAATTGGATGCATAATTTAATACAAACAAATAATGCAGAAGACCAAAAGGTAGATGCAACATTGTTGATATTAACATCACATAATAATGTTGCTAAAGAAGTAAAATTTAATGGTGTATTTCCAGTAAGTATGAGTCCAATAGAATTTGATGCACAAGCAGATAGTATCGAATTTGCACAAATGGATATTAGCTTTCAATACACTAACTTTGAATTTGTATAAAAACACCTGTACAAATCACTAAAAATATGGTATAATAATATTATGAATAATTTGCAATCAATACTAGAAATGTGGAAGAAAGATTCAATTATAGATGAAATGAATCTAGATGAATCATCAAGAGATTCAGCTAAGCTCCACGGAAAATATCTCGAATTACTTTCTGTAAATCGAATGAAACTCAAAAAGGCCGAGCTTGATTTTAAAGTCGTTCTTAAAGACAAATGGTTACATTATAACGGTAAAATGTCTAAAGAACAGATAGATGAAAAAGGCTGGGACTATGACCCACTAAATGGTTTAACTGTACTAAAAGGTGATATGGATTATTATTATGATTCAGACTCAGTTATTCAAGAACATCAAGCAAAGATACAATATCTAGAAGAGCTTTGTTCTACATTAAAAGAAATACTTGAGAATGTAAAGTGGAGACATCAAAATATAAAGAATATGATTGAGTGGAGGAAATTCACCAGCGGAATCTAATGGATATTGTAACCGTTAAAAAGAAGAATGAGGTCTTCTTGAATATAGAATGCGACCCTTCAATTGAAATGGAACTATCAGAACATTTCCAGTTCTTTGTTCCAGGCTATAAGTTTATGCCAGCATATCGTAATAGAATGTGGGACGGTAAAATAAGATTATTTGATACTCGAAAGAAGACATTATACTGTGGACTTTTACAATATCTTAAAGAATTTTGTGATGTAAGAGGGTATAAAATACAAAGCCCTGAGGTAAGGGCTTTAGATATAGCACATTTAACACAAACAAGGGCTTTAGAGGCCTATACTAAGAAATTGGGGCTTTCCGTGAATGGAGTAGGTATAACCCCAAGGGATTATCAATTAGATGCACTCTCGTGCGCGTTATCAGATGAAAAAAGGTTATTACTATCTCCAACAGCATCTGGAAAGAGTTTAATTATATATTTAGCCATTCGATTCTTCTTAGAACACTGTGATGGTCAAATATTGCTTATCGTACCAACAACATCTTTAGTAGAACAAATGTATAATGATTTCGGCGATTATTCTGCCAAAGATAGTTGGTCACATGAAGAAACATGTCATAGAATATACTCAGGGCGCGAAAAATTTGGT